AGGATTTGTTAAAGGACGTGCAGCAGACGGTTCTCCTATTAAAGGAAAGATTACTGGTAAATCTTTGGCTAGACGTATGGCTGAAGAAGCTGAGAAGAAAAGTAAATCAAAATAGGAGGGCAGTACAATCGGATTATCCTTAGCCACAGTCTATGTCAATGTACGAGTAGATACTAGTAAATTAGCTGGTGATTTAAATAAAGTAAAAGGAGTAGTACAAAGTCAATTAGGAAATATGGGTAGGCAAGCAGGGCAAAACTTTGCTTCCAATACTGCTAGAGCCAGTAAAAAAGTTATTCCACAAATGTCCCTTACAGGGAAACTTGCTGGAAAAGCTTTTGCTGCTGGCTTTTTGCTTCTTAGTGCTAGTAGATTAGCTAATGCATTTTCTACTTTTGCTAAAATGGGAGAGCATTTCAACCGTAGAATGCGTAATTCTATGGCTATTATGGGTAAGCTCTCTAAAAGTATGAGAAGAGACTTAGCTGAAGCTGCTTTGAAAGCTGCTAGTACTACTCAATTTGCTGCTGAGGAAACTGCTCAAGCCTATTTCTATTTGGTTTCTGCTGGTTTAAGTGCTCAACAGTCTATAGCTGCTTTACCTCAAGTAGCTAAGTTTGCACAGGCTGGTATGTTTGATATGGCTAAAGCTACTAGTTTAGCAGCTAATGCTCAGTCTGCTATGGGATTGAAGGTAAAGGATGCTCAGCAGAACTTAAAGAATCTTACTCGTGTAACTGACGTACTTGTAAAAGCCAATACTCTTGCTGACGCTACTACTCAACAATTTTCGGAGGCTATTACTACTAAAGCTGGCGGTGCTGCTAGAATTGCTGGAAAAAGCATAGAGGAATTAGTAGCTACATTAGCAGCACTTGCAGATCAGGGGGTAAAGGGTGCTGAAGGCGGTACTGCACTAAATATTGTTTATCGTGATTTACAGACTAAGAGTTTGAAATTTGCTGCCAATTTTGAGAAATTGGGAATACGTGTATGGAACACTAATGGATCTATGAGAAAAATGTATGAAGTTATAAAAGATTTGGAAGATGCTTTTGAAGGGTTGAGTGCTAAACAAAGGAAGCAAGCGTTGTTACAATTGGGATTTCAAGACAGATCAGTTGTATTTACTCAGTTGCTTATTGGTATGTCAAAACGGATGAAGGATTTTGAAAAAGAGCTAGATAACGCAGGTGGAACTACAAAGAAAGTAGCGGCTAATCAATTAACTCTTTTCCAAAAAGGATTAGCAAAAGTCAGGTCTTCTTTAACTAGAGTATCTTCTGGTATAGCTAAGGCTGTGGGTCCAGCTTTCTACGTATTAGGTACAGCTATTTCTACTGTTATTAATACCTTTTCACTCTTTAACAGAATATTGTTTGGTTTACCAGCAAAATTCCTAGTAACGGTAGCAGCATTAGCTTTGTTTAATAAAGCTATGCTTTTAGCAAAGGTTCGTTTACTTGGTATTGGCAGTGCAGTTGCTTTGAGTAATCTACAAGTACTTATAAGATTATTAGATTTGGCTAAAATGAAAATGATTGCTTTAGGAGTGGCTGCTGGTATTACAGGTGGTTTAATTAAAAAAGCATTAATTACTACTGGAATTGGTGCTGTAGTAGTGGCTATTGGTTATATACTTTATGGTCTAATAAGTCTTGTTGGATGGTTGGGCAAGTTGATAACTTCTACTAAGACTTTTTCTAAATTTACAAAGATGCTTGCAAAGACATGGACTTGGGCTGTAGAAACAATAGGTAGTGTATTAAAATCATTAGGAAAAATAGTTGGTGCTATATTTGATTTTCTAACAATCAGTGCTCGTTTGTGGGCTAGTTTATTTGGAGTAACTTTGACAGGAAGTATTGAAACATTTGGAAAAGTGTTCAGTTGGGTGTTTGGAGCAGTGATGAAAGACATTGAACGGCAAATAGAAGCTATTGATAATATAGCAGAGGGTTTTAATATTGTTGCTTCTTCAATAAAGATAGCTTCAATGGAATTTGAACTATTTGCATTGAAAGTAATAACATTTAGTACGGGAGGTTTTTTGGATTTCTTAACATCAGCTAGGATGAAAGAACTTACTAAGAACATAACAAAGTCCAGGAAAGAATTAGAAGATTTATTGTCTGGAAAAACCCCTAAACCAAATGTGCAAAACAAAATAGGTTCAGAATTTGGGGGCAATAATGTAATGGAAGCTGGAAGGTCTGATATATCTAGATTCGGTCAAGAAATTCAGGATGCTTTGATAAAAGATACTATATCTGAAAAGATTTTGGAACAGAATCAAAAACAAACTGAACGATTGGATGAAATAGCAATGCTTAATCGAGAATTGCTTGACAAATCTTCCAATAAAGTCCCAGCCATGTTGGCATAAGCTATGGATACAAATATAGATAATTGGACTTTAACTACAGTATCAGATTTTGGTGCAACTAAATATAGACTTGTCAGTGTAACAGGAGATGTTTCTGAGTCAGAAGCTACTGTTACAGAAGTTTATATTATGAGAACATATGATGTATGGTCCTTTATTTGGCAACAAAGCTTTCCTAGACCTATAGAACAAAACGGTACTTTAACATATTATCCTAATAGGTACTTTCCAGGTACTTTTTTACAAACAAAAAGAGTGCGTTTTGAAGGATTAACAGGGGACAAGCCATTAAATTTGTTTGTTTATAATCCTTTGGATGAAACATATGACATATTTGCTAAAGTAACTATAGAATATGGTACGGCTCCACGAATAGATTCAAATGATTTTGCTTATGAAATAAGAGCTAATGCTGCTGGAACCTTTTTGCATTCCCCTATAAGAGATGGTTTTGAATGGCAAGAATATGCAAGTGGAGGTACTGAAGAAGCTAGAGAGATAGATACTTCTTTTGCAATAACAGAACCTATGATTGAATGGACTATCACATTCAGAAGAATTCCTAGAGACTTTTTTACAAATACACTTTTAACTAGGCTTAGGAATAACATAGGAAAAGTTAACAAAGACCCAATGCCTGTTTTTAATAATGCACCTGCTGAAACTATTTTATTTTTTGGTTGGGGTTTAAGAGAAACAAGTATTTATTTAGGAACAGATTATTACAGACCTTTTGAAATAGAACTCAAGTTTCTAGAAAAGAACTATGAAACAAGCTTTTCAACACGTGCAGAAAATTCAATGGTTCACCATAATTTATTTTTCAGGCCCGGAAAGGGTTATCAAAGAATCAAGTTTCAGGGAAAAGATGCTCATTTGAAAGCAGATTTAAATGAGTTGTTTTCTGTACAAGCCGAAGTAGATCCAGACGCATAATGTACGAAGACTTTCCACCAAAAAAACCTGGTGATCCTCTTACAGCTAAGTACGTTAATGAACTTGGTAATGTAGCTTATAGAACAGCTAGGTTAACTGGTACTGGTGGACAGAACGTAAGACAAGGGGAATCCTTTGCTTCGGTACAAACAAATATCAGGTGGAGACAACATGTAGTAGAGGTTTCTACGGAAGTATCAAGAGAAAATGGTTTATACTTAGTTAAATTAAGATATTATTCTTTTAATGATGCTGAATGGAAGACAGATACTAAGGAATTTGAATTAGATGCTAGTGAATTAATAGGTCTAGAAGTAGGAGATAAAGTTGTAGCCTATTGGGATGTTCAAAGAGGTATGTTCATTCCAGTAGATCAAGAGGAATCTCAAGGTCGTTATTTTGAATTGAAAGACGCTTTAGGTCCAGGGGAAACTGTTGCTGCTTATCCCAGAGAATGGGATGATGATGAGGGTGATTACGTAACAGATACTACAGCAGACACTTTTAATGTTGTAGATGTACTAGAAAGATTCAGAGGTAGAGGCAAAAACGAATCTGAAGGAATAGATGGATCTAAAGGAATAGCAGTTCTACGTAATGGTCAATGGGAAATAGATCATTTACAACCACATGCTTTGCTTATAGTTTGCAGATCAGAAGATAACGTGCAGGGAGAGGATATTTCAGGATTTATTGTTACAGTAGGAAGTGTAAAAGTTGTTTCCCCAGTTAAAACTGCTTTGTTAATGATAGAACCACTTACTACTGTAACTAATCCTCATTTCTGGGATATACCTGAAGATGGTAGAATAGTAGCTATGTGGAATGATGAAACAGAGAATTATGAAATTCTCCAGGTAGACTGCTAATGTTATGCATGAAAATTTCCCTTCTAAAAAGCCTGGGGATGCTTTATCTGCTAGACATATCAATGATCTAGGAAGGGTATTTGGTAGACTCTCACGTATTTCTGGAACCAATCAGGATATACGTCAGAGTGGATCTACCATTTCTGTAGCTTCCAGTATTCCTTGGGAGCAGCATATTGTTATAATTAGCAATCTTAAAATAAATGCTGGTGATACTGACGATAGCGGTTTGTACTTAGTACAGATTAGATACTATTCTTTTGATGATGCTGAGTGGAAAACAGATGATTCAAAAGAATGGATATTAGATACTACTAGCTTTACTGTTATATACAAAGTAGGGGATAAAGTAGTTGCTTATTGGGATGAATTAAGAGGGGCTTACGTTCCTATGGGAGCTGGAAAGGGAAGACATTTTGAATTGGACGAGCAGTAAGTAGATGGCAACAATAGAAAGCATACAAGCTTCTGGTGGAGATTACACTAGTCCGCAGGCGTGGTATGATGCTCACAAAGGGGATATTACTGGTGATGCTAATGCTCCCTATATAGGCGAAATGGCTGCTGAAGAATTTACTGGCTCATTAAATATGAGTGGATCTACTACAGATTCTACTCATTATTTTCATTTACGTGCTCAATCTGGTGATGAATTTGATGGTGATTTTGATGGTAGTTACCCTTTAATTTCTGGTAGGTCTGGGAGTTATATTGTTCTTGTCAATGATGATTATACTATTTTAGAACATTTTGTTGCTGGTGGGAGGGAAGATACTACAGTAACTTCTGTGGTTGGGTTTGGTATATACAGTACAGATTATGTTTTATTGGATACAGTAGGTGCATATAATATGGATCTTACTATATCCAGTGGGGGAGGTATTTTCTTATATGGAATACTTTCTCTTGCATCTTCTGATAATTGTGTAGTTAGAAATTGTGCTATAGGAGATTTGAGTGTTTTTAATGAGGATAATACGGCTTCTTCTGATGCTACTGTTTTGGCTATAGGTAGTTATAGTTCTTCTTGTGATTTTTATGCATATAATAATGCCATTCAGGGAATAAGTAGCAGTAAAACGAGTGCATCGGCTACTGCAATTTCTTACGGTTTAAGGTTAATAAATGGGAATAATATATATGCAATAAATAATGTGATAGGTACTCTGACTTCTGATGATACTATAGATCCTATTTGGTTAAATGGCAATACGTCTGAAGATGTTAAATACAATGCTACTACTGAAAATGCTTTAGAGGGTTCTGATAATCAATTAAATATTACGGTAGCAGATGAGTTTGTTGATGTTAATGCGGCTACTTTAGATTTGCATATTAAGAGTGGTGCTGATTGTGAAGGAAATGGATATGATTTATTAGATAATGGATATACCTATGCTCCGGATGAAGATTGTGATAACGATGCACGCCCAGATGGTGATATTTGGGATATAGGAATACACCAATTAACGCAGGAAGTCTCTTCTAGTAGTTCAAGTTCTTTAACAAGTTCTAGTTCTAGTACAAGTTCTAGTAGTTCAAGTTCTTTGACAAGTTCTAGTTCTAGTACAAGTTCTAGTAGTTCAAGTTCTTTGACAAGTTCTAGTTCTAGTACAAGTTCTAGTAGTTCAAGTTCTTTGACAAGTAGTAGTTCTAGTACAAGTTCTAGTTCTAGTACAAGTTCTACTAGTAGCACGTCCAGTAGTTCAAGTTCTTTGACAAGTAGTAGTTCTAGTACAAGTTCTAGTTCTAGTACAAGTTCTACTAGTAGCACGTCCAGTAGTTCAAGTTCTTTGACAAGTAGTAGTTCTAGTACTAGTTCAACTTCTAGTACAAGTTCTACTAGTAGCACGTCCAGTAGTTCAAGTTCTTTGACAAGTAGTAGTTCTAGTACTAGTTCAACTTCTAGTACAAGTTCTGCTAGTAGCACGTCCAGTAGTTCAAGTTCTTTGACAAGTAGTAGTTCTAGTACAAGTTCTAGTTCTAGTACAAGTTCTACTAGTAGCACGTCCAGTAGTTCAAGTTCTTTGACAAGTTCTAGTTCTAGTACAAGTTCTAGTTCTAGTACAAGTTCTACTAGTAGCACGTCCAGTAGTTCAAGTTCTTTGACAAGTAGTAGTTCTAGTACTAGCTCAACTTCTAGTACAAGTTCTACTAGTAGCACGTCCAGTAGTTCAAGTTCTTTGACAAGTAGTAGTTCTAGTACTAGTTCAACTTCTAGTACTAGTTCAACTTCTAGTACTTCTTCTACTTCTAGCACAAGTTCTTCGTCCAGTTCTTTAACAAGTAGTAGTTCCAGTTCTCCTGGGGAATCTACCAGTTCTAGTTCTAGTTCTAGTCCTAGTTCTAGTAGTTCATTAACAAGTTCTAGTAGTTCTTTAACTAGTAGTTCTAGTTCTTCTTTAACGTCCAGTAGTAGTTCTTTGACAAGTTCTAGTTCTAGTACAGGTTTGGCTCCTGGTGGGGAAGCACCAGGAATTTCTAGGATTTGGGATGGCTCAGATTATGTTACAGATACTACAGGAGAATCTTATACAGTAGTAGATGTTTTAGGTAGATTCAGAGGAAGACCTAGAATAGCTTCTGATGATCTAGTTGGTTCTAGAGGTGTTTTAGAAGATAGGAATGATCAAAGAGAGATAAGTCATTTACAGCCTCATGCTACTATGATTGTTTGTAAGGCTGATGGAGCCTTTGAACAAAGTGTAGAAGCTGTAGCTGTTCCTGTAAAAGATATAACAGTAGTACAACCTGTAGATTTGGCTTTGTCTATGATAGAGCCAATAACACAAGTTTGGAATGTACATAATTGGGATGGGAACGATAATTCTCGTATAGTAGCATTTTGGAATGATGATACTATTAGATACGAGATGTTACAAGTTAATTGTCCTGATGAGGTTTCTAGTGAGTCTTCTTCTGTTACATCTAGTAGTTCCAGTTCAACTACTAGTAGCTCTAGTAGTACTTCGTCTTCCAGCAGTTCTGTTACTAGTAGTTCTAGTAGTACCTCATCATCTTCTCAAATAAGTAGTTCTAGTACCAGTACATCTAGTAGTAGTTCTTCAACAAGCAGTAGTAGTTCTACTTCCAGTACTAGTAGTACATCTAGTACTAGCAGTAGTTATTCAACAAGCAGTAGTAGTTCTACTTCCAGTACTAGTAGTACATCTAGTACTACTAGTAGTTCTTTAACAAGCAGTAGTAGCTCTACTTCCAGTACTAGTAGTACATCTAGTACTAGTTCAAGTTCTTTAGGAACTTCTAGTTCATTAGGAACTAGTCAATCAAGTACTAGTTCTTTAGGTACTTCAGAGTCTAGTACTAGTAGTACGTCTAGTACTAGTTCAAGTTCTTTAGGAACTTCTAGTTCATTAGGAACTAGTCAATCAAGTACTAGTTCTTTAGGTACTTCAGAGTCTAGTACTAGTAGTACATCTAGTACTAGTTCAAGTTCTTTAGGAACTTCTAGTTCATTAGGAACTAGTCAATCAAGTACTAGTTCTTTAGGTACTTCAGAGTCTAGTACTAGTAGTACATCTAGTACTAGTAGTAGTTATTCAACAAGCAGTAGTAGTTCTACTTCCAGTACTAGTAGTACATCTAGTACTACTAGTAGTTCTTTAACAAGCAGTAGTAGCTCTACTTCCAGTACTAGTAGTACATCTAGTACT